CCGTATTTGATCCACTCTTCCTTGAAGATGTCAGAGCCAGCGTTGGTAAACGAAGCCATGTACTCCTGTTTAAAAGCAAAGGTGCTTAGGGTCTTTTTAGCACTTTCTATCTCTTTTTGGTCAATCAAGGGGTTATCAGCAGTGGTGAAGTGCCAACTCTTCCAATCAGGATCATCCTCGCTTTCGCCCAACTTAAAGGTATCGTAGAACCAGTTTCTGCCCTTTGGAGTTCCGATGAAGAGTGCTCTCCCCCGTTTATCAGACAAACTGGCTCGAATGACCTGTTCCCATGCTTCGGGTTTGATATCGGCTACCTCGTCTAGTACGGCATAGGTCAGAGACACACCACGAAGGGTATCGGGTCTGTCAGCACCACGAACGTAGATTCTTGCTCCGTTTATCAGGGTAATGTCTAGGTTGTTGACGTGGGAGGACTGAATAACCTCTCTGCCAAGGTCTAACAGTAAGTCCCAAATGATTTGACGGCTTTGTCCCATAGTAGGGGAGACGTACAGCACAGCAGAGCCTTGTGGACACTTGAGTCCTTCAATCAGTAGGGTAACTGCCGCCATCCTACTTTTGCCACAACGTCTTCCGGCAGCTACTACTTTGAATCTTGTTTGGTCTTTGAAGACTTCTTGTTGCCAAGGAAGAAGGGAGAAGTTGAGGTCAGCCATACTTAGCCTCTACGTCTTGTGCATCGGTGTCGATGATCGTTGGCTCTTGACCCAAGCCAGTGATGTTGATCGTCACGGCACTTCGTTGGCCTTTGTCTTTTTCAAACATTGAGATTGGCAGTGTGCGGTCAATGCACATCTTGAGCGCTGCCATCTGGCCTGGGTGGTCATCATTGAGCGCAATCTCAATCACCTTCTGCGCCACATCCTTGCCGCCAGACCGGATCATCAGCTCCTTCAACTCTTTCAGGCGCTGGTGGTCTGTCTTAGGCAAAACCTTGGGTGGGTTGTTCGCATAGCGCTGAATGGTCATCTTGACCGAACCCTTGGGACGACCACGCCCCTTCTTGGCAGGGGTTTGTTGCGTTTGTTGCGTTTCTTGCGTTTCTTCGGTTGCAGGGGTGAATTCCACTTTTTTCCTTTCGGGAAGCTGGGTTTGATGGATTCTAGTCCATTTTGCTTTTTGCGTGGGGGGGTGGCACCACCAATTTCACTAGCGAGGCCGACCCCCTCCCCCCCCATGCAAAACAGCCCAAAACCAAGGGTTTTCCCGATTTTACTTTATACAACCTCCATTATGTTAAGTTGACGCAAAGATATCCACAGATATTTGAATACTTTGTTTGTACCCAGCGAGTTATCCACAGGAAACTGTGGACAAGTTGAACAAAACCCTTGTGGATAATTGGGTTCGGATCGATTTGAATTGGGGGCGGGAGAAAAAAGGGAAAGAGGCGGAGGGTGCATTCCACGCATACCTGACCACCAGTTATAGCATTTTGTTATAACCCAAAAAATTTGTGAGGAAAACCCAAACCATCCAACCAGTTCAGGAATGCCCTTCAGGCGCATCAAAAGCCTCTACAACGCTCTCAGACGCTTGGTCTGTACCATTGCCTACCCTCAAGCAATCAAGGCTCTTATGCGGTCTAAAACCTTGAGTCCATAAAAATGAATAGACTTCGAGTAGATGATGAAAGCCAGCGGACATATCGCCTCGGCCTGCGTGAACCAAAATCTTTTTTTCTGCGGGTTTCAAAATGCGTTGAAAGTATTTTGACTTTGGACTAGCTGGTCTACCTACAGACATACGAACCCCCAAAAAAAAGGGTACTCACGCCCGAAGGCGCTTTCCCCGAAGGCGCAACAATCAATGGCAACTGCGCGCATCTCATCGTATCACCTCGATCTCAACTTTGTAAACTTTGGGGCCAGCAGCCCTTTGAGCGTATTGCCAATCAATGAGGCCATTGCCATCGTCTACGCCAAGCCAATCAGCGACACCATCCCTGACGGCCTTAAATCCAGACTGTAGGTTATCGCCGTCCAAGCGCCGTGGTGCGACTCTGGTCAAAACGACAGTAAGGGGTAGCTCCAAACCAGATGACTGAGCCGCAGCATTCAGGCTCATCCGAGTCCTGGTTCTCTGATCCCGAGCCAGCTTTGCCTTGACTGCCCAATGCAACCTCAAGTTCGCCACGCTGACGATTTTCATGTTCATTTCCACTTCAATCAAGCCACAACTCCAATCCTATCAAAACCACCCCAAAATCCGCCGGACTGTACCGAAACCCTTTTTGTACCGAACCTGAACGTGTCTATAGACACGTTCGGTACGTTTCGGTACACCAGAGGGGGTTTGCTTCGGTACATTTCGGTACGTTTCGGTACATTTCGGTACACGCTTCGGTACATCACACCTCATTACCGACTGTACCGACTTCGGTACATTTCGGTACACTTCGGTACATCCCAGAGTTCTCCAAAACCATGTTTTTCTTGGTTAGTGCTTCCAAACATTCCTTGAACCGCCGAGCGTTTAGACCATGCCCTTTGGCTGAATCTCGCCATTCGTCGTAGTCCACCATGGCAGCAAAACCCTCGATGCCGTCACTGGCTCGTTTGGCCTCAATCGCCACCAAGCAGTTTAATGCAATGCGCTGGTTGCCTGAAAGAACTGTGCGCTTTTGGATGTTACCGATCAGGCCGGAGATGTCTACTGCCGTGAGATACGCGCCCCGAACTGGCGCTCCATTCTTGTCTTGGATCGGCAAATCCACTTGGGTGATCTGGAAGTTTTTGGGTGCAGGCATCTCTGCATCCTTCATTTTTTTGGATTCAAAGGCTATTGATTTGGTTCCCGAATCCAACTGGCAGCGATACTCTGCATCAAGCGCACCCTTCAAGGCTGTGCTACCTCTAGACCTATCCTTATCTGCCACGCCGGAGTGATGCACTACTAAGACACAGCATTTCCAAGGTTGGCGAAGGTACACATCCAAGTGTTGGATAAACGCATTCATGTCTTGGGTGGAGTTCTCATCACCGCCATGATTTCTGGCTAAAGTATCAATGATGATCAAACTTGGAGTTGTCCCTGCTTGCGCTGACAGCTCCTTGATGCTCTCAGCCACCACTGCCGCCTCTGTTGCATCGTACAACTGCGCTGCCCTATGGCTCTTGTACAGAGGCGCACCATCCAAAGTCTGCCCATTACCTAGCTGCCATGCCTTGAACCGCCTAGCTAGGCCGTTATGGCCTTCACCTGCGATGTAGAACACCGAGCCTTGCTTGACATCATGCCCATGCCACGCCTTGCCAGTGGCAACGCAGCAAGCTATGTCAATTGAGACAAAGGACTTACCACCGCCTGGGTCGCCAAACACCTGCGCCAAAGAGTCGCTCTCGATGTAGTCATCCACAATCCAATTGATCTGTGCCAACTCCAAGCTATCTATTCTGGAGAACTCAAAAGCCAGTTTGTCCCGCATAGGGCCAGCCACACGCTCGATCTGCTCTTTGACCGCATCCAAGCCTTGCAGGCAGTGAAGGTCATTGAAGTCTGTTGGCTTGTTGTCCACCATGTCAGACTCCCCAAATGATGGGTACACAATCTCACCAAACACCAAGGCAGCCGCCGCACGGCCCTTCGTTACACCAGGGTTGCCCTCCGTGAACTGGTCATTGTCTGCACCGATGATGATCTTCGAGCCTGGGAACATCTCTTTCGCGCTCTTAGCCACCTTGGCTAAGTTCCCACAATCAAACGCCACCATGACCGTGTAACCAGTCGCCTCATGGATACTGGCGCAGGTGGCAAACCCTTCACCCACAAATACAATCTTCCGATTGCCCCTGAGTTCATAAAACCCACCCTCAATCTTGCCACCCTTTAAGAACCTTTTGTTGCCATCTGCATCAATGGTCTGATATGAGAGAATTTCCCCTGCTTGATTGATCACAGGCACAACCAGCCTGCCTGCCCTGTCAATCTTGATCCCATGCGCCCCAACGTGCTTCCTGACAAGGTAAGGATGATCGTCAGACGCATCTGCATACGTCCCTACCTCATCCTCTGCACGTTCGGCAGCCACCGCCTGCGATGCCAACCTGTCAGCATCCTTCTTGGCTTTCACCTCTACCAACCACTTGTCATGCTCAAAGCGCTCAGTAAAAGACATTTGCCTGCCAGTGTCTGCTATCCATTTACTCTCAAACACTGGCTCCTTCCAACAGCCTGCAATGCCCACAGGCACTTTGCCACTGGAGTGCAAGATGTACCAACCATCAAGCGCACCCTTCTTGCTCGACACATGAGCCACCCTGTGAATCTCACCATCTGCGATGATCTCCTTGATCAGCAGGCCAGATGCCTCACAGTGCTTCCTGAACCCCTCTTCAGGGTTGATTAGGTCTTGCGATTCTGTGGCAGCTGCGAAGCCGTTGGGGAAAATAGATGTAAGACTGCTCATGCTTTGGCCTCCACAAGTTCTGGCCAAATAGACTGCCAACTGCCCTGGCACACCATCTGCCGAGTAAGCCTGCCCTCACTGGCCTGTTCTACCCGAACGGCCTCCCAAGCTGACATTTCTCGCCTGCCAGTGAGACATTGGTAAAGGTACTGCTCATTGATGCCAACTTTTTCTGCCAGTTGTCGGCGCTCATCTGGTGGTATTTGTGTGTTCATAGCTATCCACTCTAGCACATTGATAGATTCTTTTGGCAATAGGGAAAACACCTATGAAAATAATTCTAGCAAAGGGCTTGACAACATCTAGCAACTCGCTAGAATTCAAAGCGTGGCAGGGAAATTGGTTCTCTGTCCATCACGCCGAAAGGCCATAAAGGAAACACAAAATGAACACAACTTACACAGCTTATCCATGGAGCGATTTATACAACGCCGGTTTTTCATGCGATGGTCAGCCCTTCATCGCCGAACAGTATTACGTTGTGATTGAAAACGAAGCCGGTCGCCGCTTCCGTCATCAAGCCACTTTTAATGGCACTCAAGAAGTTGTTTGCCCTGAGTCTGGCGATTCTTATTTTCCCGATATGCGCGATCAAGCGAAAGCTAAAGCCAGCAAGTTGGCTATTCGCGTCAACGCTTCTCTCAAAGCTGGTAAAACATTATCACCATCTTTTTGGTACGAAATTGATCCTGCTTATGGTTCTGACTCTTACGTTGATCAGGGCACAGAAGCCACACGCTTATTTGCTGAGAAAGCCGCAGCCTAATCCAATCCACGGGGCTTCGGCCCCCGAAAGCACAACATGAAACACCATAAACATTTCCACTACCCTGAAGTCAAGAGCGCCAGGCTAACCGCCTGCGCAGAAGCAGGACTTGACCTTCTCACCGCCCTTGCCATTGGCATCAGCTTGTCCGCCTTACTGGTTGCATGGTGGTCAACATGAAATCAGTTTTGATACCTATCAAACCTAAATTGACACGCTGTGAAATTCTTGGCGTATGTCAGTCCAAACACAACCCAGCCTGCAACAAACAATGTAGGAGAGCTGAATGAACCCCACACCCGCCTGCCCCCAAGGAATCATTGAGTTTGAGTGCGAACTCGAAGGTGTCGATTTGGTCTGCCACTTGGAGTACATCCCAGAAGAAATTGGCTCACTCGATAGCCGTGGCTTACCTGATGAGCCTGACTACGCCGAAACTATGGAACTTGTCAGCGCTTACATCAAAGGCACAGACATAGACATTGGTCACTTGATCTTGCAGGGCCTTGTTGACCACATCACAACCACAGCACTTGAGGACTACAAAAATGACGATCTCTGAACTGGCAACCTTACTACGCAAAGCCAAGCAAGCCGAGACTGATGCCAAGGCCGAGCGCCTTCGCATTGAAAGCCTGATCACCGACCAATTTGCCAAGCCTGAGAATGGCGAAGGCACACACCAAGATGAAGACTTCACCATCACTTGGAAACTGACCCGAGCAGTAGATACCGACCGCCTAGCCGCCGACTATGACGATCTGCCTACCAATGCACAAAAAGCCTTTCGTTGGAAAGCAGAAGTTAATTTGGCTTATCTGCGATCCCTCTCCGAAATTGACTCTTCTGCCTACAACAAGGCAGCAGTGTTCATCACCAGCAAACCCGCAAAACCATCCATTGACTTGAAAGACTAACATGGCATTCGACCTATCATCCATCTCCAAAACCAAACGTGTACGCTCACCCAAGATTGTGGTGGTGGGCCAAGGCAAGATTGGCAAGACCACTTTCGCGGCTATGGCTCCCAACGCCATTGGCATCCTGACTGAAGACGGCGCTGATGCGGTGGACGCAAACGCCTTCCCATTGGCTGCCAGCCTGCCCGAGGTTTATGCCGCCATCGACACGCTGATCAACCAAAAGCATGACTTCCAGACCTTGTTCATTGACAGTCTGGATTGGCTCGAACCCATGATCCAAGAGTATGTGTGCAAGCAGAACAATTGGAAGAACATTGAAGCACCAGGCTTCGGCAAGGGCTACGTTGCCGCCGCCGAGGAATGGCGTAACCTGTTGTCTGGCCTAGAAGTCCTGCGTTCAGCCAAGGGCATGGGCATCATCCTGATTGCCCACGACAAGATCAAGCGCATAGAAGACCCGTTGACCGAGGGCTATGACAGCCATGTCCTTAAACTGCACGACAAAGCCGCTGGCCTAGTGCAAGAGTGGGCAGATGTCATTGGCTACGCAGGCTACCGCATTTTTACAAGCAAGACAGACGCAGGTTTCTCTAAGAAAGAAACCAAGGCCACGACAACTGGCGAGCGCATCTTGCACGTTGAACCTCATCCGGCTCATTGCGGTGGCAACCGCTTTGGCCTTCAAAATATGCCGCTTGACTGGACGGCATTCCAAGCAGCGCTTACACAAGCGCAGTCTTGATCACCCCAGTTCGTAACTTAACTTTTTAGGAAATTTATCATGGCTCAGTTTAATTTTGACGCATCCCAAGTCGCTCCCCAACAGTCCACAGGCCCACTGCCTGCCGGAACTTATTTGGCTCACATCACCGAATCTGATGTGCAGCCTTTGAAGTCTGGCAATGGCGAAGGCTTGAAACTTACCTTTGAAATCCTCGATGGACAATACAAAGGCCGCAAGGTTTGGGAGAACTTGAACATCCGTCACGCCAACGAAGATACTCAACGCATTGCCCAAAGCCAGTTGTCTGCGCTTTGCCATGCCGTGAACGTGATCAAGTTGATGGACACTGCCGCCCTGCACTTCAAGCCAGTTCGCATCAACGTGACTGTGCGCGAGGCCCAAGGCATTTACAAAGCAAGCAACAACATCAAGGGCTATGAGGCCGCAGGCGGTGGCATCAGCGCACCAGTTGCACCAGCTACTGCACCAACGCCTATGCCTACGATGGCAGACACAGTTGCATGGCCTACCGCCGAGCAAGAGGCCGCCAAGTCCAAAGCACCCGCATGGGCAAGGAAAGGCTGACATGGCCTTGCTTCCACAATCAGTTGTTGATCCTGTGGCTGATGCCATCTTTGCCCATTACAAGGCAAAGTATGGCTCAGAAGCACAAAGACCTTACCTTGGTGCATCAAGCATTGGTAAGCCTTGCCTGCGCCAGCATTGGTACTCTTTCCGGTGGTCAAAGCCTGCCGAGTTCTCTGGCAGGCTTTACCGAGTGTTTCAGTCTGGTCACTTGCAGGAACCTAGAGTTTATGCAGACTTGGCAAGCATTGGCTGCACTGTCTACCAACTCAACCCCGCCACAGGCCGCCAGTGGTCATTCACCGAAGCGACCACAGGCCATCATTTCCAAGGCAATGCGGACGGCATTGTCACGGGCCTACCGCAAGCGCCAAAGTCTCCGCACTTGTTGGAGATCAAGACCGCATCTGACAAGATGTTTAAAGATATGCAAAAAAATGGCGTAAAGAAGGCCAAGCCAGAGCATTACGCACAGATGCAAATATACATGAAATGGTCAATTGATGAGTTTGGAGAAGATGGGTGTAAACGTGCGCTTTACTTTGTCGTGAACAAAGACAATGATGACATCTACACCGAGCGCATAGAATTTAACAAGGATGAGGCACAGGAGATTGTCGCCAAGGCAATGGCGGTGATTACCGCGCCCGAGCCGCCAGTTGGAGTGTCTACCGATCCAACTTGGTTTGAGTGCAAGTTCTGCGACTACCAGGCTATTTGCCACGGCACAGATGTCCCTATGCCAACGTGCCGTTCATGCGTTCACGCCACGCCTGAATTGGGTGGCAATGCAGTTTGGTCATGCGCTTCACATAGCACAGTTTTGTCAGAAGGAATGCAACGAAAAGGTTGCAATGATCACCGCTACATCCCCATCTTGCTTGCTAAGACAGCCCATCCAGTTGACCTTGATCAAAATGACAATGTGATCTACAAAATGGCAGATGGCAAACAGTTTGTGAACGGCGACCCAGACAAAAACTTTGACCACATCAGTAGCGCAGAAATCCATGCCTGCACAGACAAGACCGCCTTGGTGGACGAGTTTGCTCTGGGCCTGCGTAAACAACACAATGCGAGGTTCGTATGAAAACACCATCAATTAACAACATGACATTGCGTGACTTTTTTGCAGGGCAAGCTCTTGCTGGCGATCTCGAACAAGGAACGCAAGATAATATGAGCTATAGCTGGTGGCATGAGCCTTCAAAGATTGCAGAAAGGGCATATAAAATTGCAGATGCAATGATCAAGGAGCGCGAGTTTGATCCTTCGTGACTATCAGTCCCGCGCAGTCACAGACCTGTTTGCATGGTGGACAAAGCACCAAGAAAACACCGACATTCCTCTGTTGGTGCTACCCACCGCCGCAGGCAAGTCGGTGATCTGCGCTGAGATTGTGCGCCAGATGTGGGATCAATGGCCTCTGTTTCACCCTCGCACTGTGGTGCTCGTTCCATCCAAGGAACTGGCAGAACAGAACGCTGCCAAACTTAGGGCCTTGCTTCCCCCAAACATCAGCGTTGGCTTTGTCAGCGCCAGTTTGGGCAAGAAACAGCACCAAGCAGATGTGATTGTTGCCACCATTGGCAGCATCCACAGGGATGCTCAACTCTTGGGAAACATCAAGGCCGTGGTCATTGATGAGGCTCATCTGGTGAGCCAGAAGGGGGATCAAACTGGAATGTTCAGATCGTTTCTGTTTGACCTTAGCCAACTTTGCGAGTTCAGAACTGTTGGCATGACCGCCACGCCGTTTAGAGGTAATGGTGTTTGGTTGACTGATGGGGATGAGCCATTGTTCACAGGCATTGCAAGCCGAGTCTCCATGCGTGAATTGCTTGATGCCAAGTTCATTGCACCACTGGTTCCACCAGACCGGATTGAAACCCGCATCGATGCCAGCCACGTTGGGATAGCCAATGGAGACTATAAGGTTGGCGAACTTTCCCGTGAGGTTGAAAAATACCTATCCAAAGTAGCCGCAGAAGCTACCAGAATCGCCTCAGAGCGTAAGAAATGGATCGCCTTTACACCGAGTGTCAAAAACGCTGAAAGCCTTGCAGATCGCTTAAATTATCGAGGCATTGTCAGCGCGGTGGTTTGCGGCGAAACCCCCAAACAAGAGCGTGAAGACTTGATTGCTCAATTTAGAAATGGTCAAATTCACTGTTTGGTCACTGTTTTGGCTTTGTCGGTTGGCTTTGATGTGCCAGACGTTGACTGCATTATTTGGTGTAGGCCCACGAGGTCGCCAGTGCTTTATGTACAAGGGATGGGCCGAGGCACTCGAATTGCAGATGGCAAGACTGACTGCCTGGTGCTTGACTTTACCGACACAGTTGAGCGCTTGGGGCCAGTCGATACCATCCAAGGCAGGGCTAAGAAGAGGTCAGGCACTCAGGAAGCGCCCTTCTGCATCTGCCCTAACTGCGGTGAGCGCAACGCACCCGCAGCTCTTATTTGCATTCATTGTGGTGGTCAAATCCGAGAAGAAGAAGCCAAACCACTTGATGCCAAGGTTTCATTGGCAGCGCTCTTGTCAAGTCGGGCGAGTGTAGATAATTTTGTTTGGCATGATGTGAGTAGGGTTGCCTATGCCATCCACCGCAAAGAAGGCAAGCCTGATTCATTAAGAGTGGACTATTACGCTGGCTTACTGATGGTCGCAAGTGAGTGGATTTGCTTCAGTCACGTTGGCTACGCTCGGCAAAAGGCCGAAAACTGGTGGATGCGAAGGGAAAAGAAGTCTATGCCATCAGGCACACAAGAGGCATTTACATGGACTGTTTTGCATAAAATCAAAGAACCAGACAGGATTTTGACCCGTAAAAATGGAAAATATACTGAGGTAAAAGAATATGAATTTTATTGAACTAAGCGCTATCAAAAGGCATTTGGACAGTCAAGTCAAACAGATTAACACCATCCAAGTCAATTGCCGCCAGTGTAACAATTTTGAGACAGGCATCTGTCAACAATATGGAGCAAAGCCGCCGCTAGAGTGGATCACTGGCATAGTTGAGTGTGAGCATTGGGAATGGGATCAAATCCCCTTTTAAGGAGACATCATGTTAGAAAAACCACCCTATTCAAAAATCAGCTACCCGTCAATTCCTGCTAAGGATTTTAAGTGGGAGTCCGGATCGGATGTGCAAGCCCTCTGGCGCAAACATGGTTGGACACCGCCTAGTGAGGGTATGCCGCCACCGCCGCCCGAGCGTGTGATGGATATGCCACTTAGGAGAGTCCGGTAAATGCCACGCCCCAAACCACCCGAGCCATTGATAGGACGACAGATCAGGATGTCTGACAGACATTGGATGATCTTGCAAGAACTTGGCGGCGCTGAGTGGCTGCGTAAGCAATTGGACAAGAAAGCCAAGATGCCTGCCAAGTATTACCGCCGTGAACTGGACGCACCTTCAAAGAAAGAAACCAATGACTAACCAAAGTGGCTGGCGCAAGCGCCAAATTCAAATGCCCAAGTTTGACATTTGGGAGCGCGAGAGTTTGGTTGATTTTGCAGGCGAATGTTATGTCAAACTGTGCGAACAGGATGACCGCATTCAGCAGTTGCAATGCGATCTGAAGACGGCTATTGAGGCTTATAGGGCGCTGGTTAAAGAATAAGAGCGCATTCGGCCTGTCTGCGTTTGAGTAAACCAGGCAAGACCTTACCGCCCCCTTTTGTCCACAGCATCAATTGCTCTTTTGCCCCGTCCCAATCCCCTGCGTTTATCTTGCGTTTGAGGGTTGATGTTTGAAGTCTGCCAATTCCAAGGTTGTAGCAAAAATCCACAATAGCGTTGCACTTGCGCTCATCAGTTGCAAGAATTGGACAGTTACGCAAAGCGCCAGGCAGGTAGGTATGTTCCAGCTCAATCATCAAAAGCGCCCTAGCCGTGGGTTCATCCATTGGTGGGTCTTCCAAAGTCACTTTGCGTTTGTCTGCGTAGTAGGTAGAACCATAGCCAATCGTAGCCACGCCAGCCGGACACAAGTACGGCTTGGCGCGGTAGCCCTCAAATTGGCGGCACAAAGCGGCAGCTAACTCTAGGTTCATATTCCACGCTTGGCAAGAGTTCTATCAAGGAACCAATAATTGATTGTTCCAGACAGCAGGGCTGAGAAATCAGGAGTCATCATGGTTTTAAACACTTCTACAGCAGGCGCACCAGCAAGCCACGCATTCCATGCAAACCACACATGAATGAACGACCAGACAAATAGCACCCAATAAGTTACCAGCGGCCTGACACTAGCACTCAATGATGCAACCCATCCACCTGCAGCCTTGACCATTTCGGCCTGCTGAGTGATGGCATTATTAAACGCATCCATCACGCCCACATCAATGGCAGCCTCTCTTTGAGCACCAATTTCAGCCAGCTTTTGCTGACCGCGCAGTTGCTCCAGTTCGCACTGACGGGAAAACATCAAGAGTTCATGCGCTCTTTCATTTTTCTTATCGAGCCATTTGAGCACCTCTGGCGCCATCCTAAAGATGCCACCAAAGATAGAGCCTAATAAACCACCACTAAGAATATCTAACATAATCAATCCTCCGACATATCAGTTGCCGCCAAGTTAATCCGAGTCTTTAAAGCCGCAATATCTTCTGGCTTTTCCTTAAATCCAATCGCTACATACCCTGCAAACTTACCCATATCTGGAGGAATCGAGCCTCTACACATAAACTTGATACCTTGCTTTACACCCCACTCACCTACCTTAGACGATGGGTTAAATTCCTCACACAGAACCTCACCATTGAGCATAGCCACCATTGCGCCATTGCGGTCTGCGCTTGCGTTGAACAGGGACGTTACAGACCCTTCAACAGCCTTTTCTCGTGACCCATCAGCGTTCAAAGCTAAGACAGTAGTGCGTGAGTTTGTTGCTAAATTGGCTTTGTGAACCAAAAGAACAACCCCATCTACGTCCTTCATTAAGCTACGAGCAGGTGCAAGCAATGATTCTTGCTTTGCCAACTGTGGCATCTTATCTTGCGTTGTGATGGCGTGAAGAATGACCTGCCTAGAATCCCATGCAAACCAACCAGCAAACGCTAGGAATGACAGCAAAATGACTGTAAACAGCTTAAATGGGCTATCCACCCACTCAATCAAGCCTATGACTTTACCTAATGTAGAGTCGTCTTTTTTGGCTTCAGTCTTTGGCGCAGGAGCTGGCGCAGCCATCGTCACATTGATAGTTTGTTCTGCTTTGGGTTTGGGTGTCCTGCGCTTAACAGGGGCTACCTTTGCAGGGGGTTTTTTAGTGACCATTATGCGTATATATCCAGTTTGCGGTTGGTAAAAATCTCAAGGCTAAGTTGATTGCGTTCTGCCTTCTTGACGTACAACTCAAACTCAAGGTCATCAATTTTGTCCTTCACCTTCTTCATTTTCAAGGCTTGTTTGTATTCTTCCGACAGACGCTCTGCCCTGCGTTCAAGCGCATCAGTCCTGTTTGGATAACCTTCTGGTTGTACCATTGGATACCATTTGTGTATGGGCGGTATCATTTCTTTTCACGCTCAAGTGCATCTTTGTATCCATGAACAACCAAACTTCTGGTTTCTGCTGAATCGGCTGTACCCGCCCACTCGGACAAGTTGTTCCAAATAACTACGTAATCTTGGCTCCTGCAATACTGAGCATTGTTTTTGAGCCACTGAATCATCTGCTGATGGCGCTCTGATGGGTTGTGAATTGTGTACGCTATCCCATAGAACTCGCGCACATGACAGCCATTCTTGGCCGTGGCACTGACCAGCGCCAGCAGTGTTAAAAGAATAAGCCAACGCATTTACCACGCCCAACTCCATGCAATCATGTATGTGCCAAAAATTACAAAAGCCACTATACAGGCCGCCGCAATGATTGCTTCAGCCCAGTCTTTCATGTTATTGACCAGACAACATACCTGTTGCCATTTGGTTAATATTGGGAGCAACATTTCCACCAATTGAGCCAAGTGAGAACGGGCCAAGCAATGCTCTACCTAAAATTGGCAACACTTCTGGCGCTTCTTTTCGCAAAACAGTTCTGATGTCATTACCCGCCAACTCTTTAGCAATTCTTTGCAATTTGGTTGGGTCACTTGTTGTTAAAACCCTTGCAATTTCACTGGCAGTAGCTTTGAGTTGTTGATCGCCAAGGTCTTGAAAATCTCTTTGCAAAGCTCTCATAATGAATTGTGCGCCCGTCATAACTGGTAACTCTCTTTGAGCGCCTTCTTTGATTGTTCTGATTGCCTCAGTACGTCCAGCAGTTTGTGAGCCTTGCAAAACAACTTTAGAAGTGGTTTTCATTTCCACCTCACTCATTAAGTTACTCATAAACTTGTTATAAGCCTTTTGACCAGCCTCATCACTATCAAATGTTGCTTTAATAATCCTAACATTTTTAGGATTTTTCAATATATCCATTGCAGGGTTTCCAACTGCGCTCACCATTGTGTCTGCTGTTTGAGCGCCACCAAGACGATCAAGAAGACTTTGCATAGTGCCAAGTCTCAATGCGTCTTTTTCAGACTTTGACATGGTTTTTACATCATTCAAAAGTGCATCTAAATCAGCAGGTTTTTTGCTAAAAATTGTTCTACCTTCATTCATGGCATCTAAAACAGCAGTATCGTTTGCCCAATAATTTCTAGCTCTTTTATAAGCAGGATTTGAATTATCTAGTAAATCAATAAATTCACCTCTTGTTTGCTTAATTGCACCAAGTTGTGTGCTGCCTATACCTGATGTTGGTGATTTTCCTGTATATACCAAATCATCAAGTCCCATTTTCATATAGTGCATGAAAGTAGTGTCTATGTCTGTAACTGGTAATCCTTTATCAGTTACTAATTTACCCTCTGCACTAATTTGAACTTTAGGCAATTTGATGCCTTGTTCTTGAGCCAAATTAACTGCTCTGTCATAAGCCTGTTTCATGCTTGGGCGCTGAAGCAACTCAGTAAATTCGGTAGTAATCTCAACTGGCCTTGGCAAAGCAGCTCCGTACAACTTACCACCAATAGCTGAACGTGCTTCTTTTAAAGCATTGAACTCATCAAAGTAAGCAGCCTTGTTACCAAACGCAACTTGCATATCGCTTGTCAGGCGCTTAAGTAAACCCTTGTCTCTGTCTTCTAAAAATGTTTTGGCGGCTTGTTTGCCAGGCCCAGGCAACTGGTTTACAGCATCCAAATATGCCCTTGAATTAGGGCCAATATCTGCAAGCGTATAAGGCTTTCCAGCCTTGTCTAGGATCATCTTAATGGCCTCATCTACGCCACCAGCGTCTGCGCCTAAAGCCTCTCTAATCATTGCCCTAGATTGATCTACACCCATTCTTTGTGGGTTGTCAAACATGGCACTTACTGCTGATCTGTAACCTTTACCAATAACAAGCCCAAATCCTTTTGCAATTGGCACAGATGCCATTGCTATGCCAGTTCCTGTTAATGCTTCTTTTCCTGTTTCTGGGCTAAACAATTCAGCCTCAGATTCACCAACACCAGAAGTAGCACCCACAAGGCCAGCTAAACCCATTTGACCAATCATTGATTGTGGGCCTGGTCGTTTTGTCACAAGTGATGGAACCATTGCGCCACCGACTTGATAGGCAGCAGACCTAAAAGGATTTTCTTGTGAGTATTCTGATTGAGCAACTCTCTCAAGAGCAGTACCAACTTCTCTTGGTGTTGGTTGTGGTTCTTGTGGGTTGATTTTCTTTATTGCTTCTGAAATAGCTTTTGGTTCAGATGAAATAAAAGACTTTAAAGCACCAATTCCTTCATCTGAAAAGTTTGCTGTCATTCCTTTCAAGAATTGTCCAAAACCACCAGTTTGCCATTGCCCACTTTGAATTTGACCTAACAATTTCACGCCTTCTGGAGTTATTTTTCCTTCATCTTTTGCAACAAGGAGTTCATTTTGCAGGTCAGTAATTTGATCTTTTAGGGTTGCCATTTTTTTACTCCATTAAGGATTTATGAAATTACCACGTTGCAATGTGTTTCGAGCAGGAGTTGGTGTTCTACCAGCGCCAGTTGTTTGCAATTGAATTATGCGTTGACGCAGTACATCTGCTTGTGGCTTGTAAAGTGGACTTGTTTGAACATAGTTATTAAACGCATCATTAAATTGTGTTTGAGCAATAATTGGATTGTTTTTAACAGTATTAGCATTTTGGGCTAACCATTGATTGCTAAATTTAGCCAAGTCTTGTTCACGCTGAAGTTTTAACTCCAATGTGTCCAACAGAATTAAGTTACCCTGCGGAGACTTTGAAAGACTTGGTGAGCCTTGAACAATAAACTTCAAGTCAGTATCAGTTGGATTAACTCCAAGTTTCTTCACCTCTGGCAAAATCACAGAATTGGAAAATGCTTGGAATGCTTCAGCACCTGCAACTCCTGAAACTTTAAAGTTTGGATCAAATGCTTGTCCTACTCTAGCTAATTGAACCATAGTATCAGCACCAAATCCCGTCTTTGTTCCTTCTTCAATCAAGGCTTTCATGCTCTGTACAGTACCAAGAGTGTTTCCTGCAACTCTGCCACCCCTTAAATTAGCGGTTAAAGTTTCAGTTAAATCTTCACCAAAACCTTTTTGCATATTGATTGAAACTGGAGCTGTTACATTGACAATTTGTCGTTTTGCTTCAGTCATTGTTAATGCTTTTTTCTCAACAGCGTCAATGCCTGCTTGACCATATTGAGCAAAAATTTTAGCCGGATCATCAGTTCTATACAAAGCATTTGCAGCATTTGCTAAATCGCCTGTAAATGGTCTTGGTTTTTCACCGCCAGTAGCAATTTCTTTGTAACTTTGACCAGCCTCAGTCGGAACTGTGTAAAGTTTCTCACCTTCTTTAAGCGAAACTGTCTCTGGTCTCATTGCTTTTTGTACTGCCAATGCAGCAGTTAATTGAGCAATGCCAGGCGCACCAAGTGCTTGCAACTGAGGAGCAACTCTGCGAATGTCATAACTTGGTGCAACAGCAGGAATGTTCTCAGGCATTGGAGTGCCTTGATCTGACATCTGCTGACGTTCCTGAACATCCAACATCTGTGGTCTTTCGGGAATGCCAGGCTGATATGCACGTTGTGCAATAAGTTGGGCTAAAGAAGTCTGTTGTTGTGTTTGCATCTGCTGCGCTCTAACTTGAGCTGCATCTGATAAATCAAGTAATTTTATAGCCAATGGCGTATTACCCATTTGATTAGCTTGTATTGCCGCCGCTTCCAAAGATTGCGGATCACGCAAATTCAAGCCTTGCAATAACTGCGCTTGTTGCGTAATCATCTTCAACTGAGGGTCTTCTATGCCCATAGCACCTGCAAATCCACGACCTAGTTGACCAACACTAGCCTGTAGACCCGCTTGAGCCGCAGCACCAGGGGAGAGTTGTGCCAACTCATAGCCTCTTTTAAGGTCTTGGTTGTACTGTTGGTTTTGATACATTTGTGGAGTCAAACCAAACAGACCCGCTACCATACTATCTGCCATGATGATTCCTTACAAGAATAAGCCAAGGTCTTGATTTCCATAGGCTAGACCAGTTCCAAAACCAGACGAACCTAAACCAGTTCCACTAAATGCAGATTGAAGACCGCCTCCAAATAAACCACCCAATGCCTGACCAAACATTGCATTAGGATTACCTGCCGCTATCAGACCTTGAGCCGCTAGGTTTCTGGTTGCATCTGCGCCTGTTGCTAAGTTTGTACTTAATTGTGCGCCTGTCAAACCAAGTTTTCCAACATTTGCACCTGCTTGAGAACTAATTTGTCCTAAGTTGATACCCATTTGTAAAGGTTGTTGTGCCAATTGCTCTAAGTTTTGTACTTGTCCAAAAGCACTTGTAAATGGTGCATAAGCCGCTTGTTGACCACCATAGTAGTTACCCATAGTCTGTGCGCCAGTGCCTAATAGACCTGCACCAAACAATACATCTCTCTGACCTAATTGTTGAGCATTAGCCGCTAATTCAGCCTCTTGTCTAGCACGAGCGTTATACAAAGCTTGTAGTTCAGGGGTTGTAGCACCTAAACCACCGCCTTGCGACACAGATAAACCTAAACGACCTTGATTTCTTAGTTTGGTTTGCAGATTAGCTAACTCTAACTCTCTGCCTGGTTGCAATAAAGCCATTTGTTCAGCAAGATAATTTTGTGCAACATCTCTTGGAGTTTGTGCTAAATACTTGTTACCTAACGTAAACAAGCTCTGTGCGCCTGTTTGGAGTGGTTCAAAGGCTTTCTGTGCGCCTTCAGCTTGAACTAATCCAGACTCAGCTAACTTAACCAAACGATCTTGAGCATTTTTAGCTTCAGGGCTTAATGTGTACCCTGCACTAGTCAATTGACCTGTTGTAGGATCAATTTGAAACTGTGAAGTACCAAATCTAGTGGTCATGCCAATCGGTCTAAATTGAGCCGCTTGTTTAGCTGCCGCAGTCTCAGCATCAATTCTTTGTTGCGCTCTTTGAGCCGCTTCACGAGATTGTTGCATCTGTAGCAAACTACCCGCAGTACCTAAACCACCAGATAAAAGATTTCCAAGATTTAAAGAGCCAGTTCTGTTTAATAAGGTGTTAACAAGACCAGTGCCTATAGTTGTTCCTGCACCAGTAACCAATCCTGTTCCCAATCCTGTACCTACACCTGTTCCGACACCAGTTCCAACTCCAGTTCCAACTCCAGTTCCTGTTCCTGTCCCCGTACCTGTCCCTGTTCCTGTTCCTGTCCCCGTACCTGTCCCTGTTCCTGTTCCTGTTCCAGTACCTGTCCCCGTGCCTGTTCCTGTTCCAGTACCTGTCCCCGTGCCTGTCCCTGTTCCTGTCCCCGTCCCAGTTCCAGCACCTGTGCCAGTGCCAGTTCCAGTTCCTGTACCAGTTAAAGCACCAGTTAAAGTTCCTGCCGCCAAACCACCTAGTTGTTCAGCGAGTGTCAAAGCACCCAAAGTTCCACCAGCACCACCAAGAGACATATCAAGTTGAGTCAACTCAGATAACGTCAATCCTGTGTTGCCAATAGTTCCTGCCGCTCCAACATTGGCTAAAGAGCCACCAAGATAGTCTGCTCCTGCACCCGCACCCGCATTCAATGCTTCAAATGCTGATCCTGCATTAGTACCACCACCAAATAAACTCTCAAAACCACCGCCTAAACCACCAAACAACCCTGCCGCACCCAATATAAATGGAAGCATTGAGTTGTCAACAGCTTGAGTTTGCGTAGTTTGTTGGTATTCACCAGTAGGAGAATATTGCTTAACATCAGTACCAGTTGCTACTTGATCGTTAATACCACCAGTAGTTTTATAAGTTAGAACATTCTCAATCCCGCCAACTTGACGATCTTCACCTGAACCAATAACTTGATATTGAGGCTGAACCCAAGTATCACCAAGAAGTTTTGCTTGTCCTTCAGGAACAGTAGCCGCCACACGAGAGATAACCTCACCCTCTGGGACGCCAACAGCTTGTGCCATTTGAGCAGGAGAAACCCCATACTGCTCCATAGCCGCGACGATATCGGCATCGCTCATGCCAGGATTTGCAGTCAAGAAATCCAATATTTGTTGATTGGTCACGGCCATGATATTTATTCCTCTTCTTTAGGCAACTGAGCCTCTGCTTGCTCTTTAATTTTAACAATCAAAGGCCATACACCACTTGACGATGGGAGGTTGCCCAAAGTCTGTAAAACAAAGTTAATCTCATTAATGTCTAATTCAATGTTCATGCTGATGCCGCCTGCAATGGTGACAAATCTTCTGTTGTCCAGAAGTCTTTAGCCAACATAATTTGCAAATGCTCTTTATTACGAGCAAGGCAGTCAGCCCATTCAGCATCAGTCATTGTTGATGGCTTGCCACCATTGATTAGGTTTACGCTATCCATTGCGGCAGAGTAATGCTGTGCAATTTGCTCTGGTGTTTGGTTTTCCATGATTAGTTTCCTTGAAGTTGAGATTTGAGGCTATCTACCTCGGCTTTAAGTTCCTTGATGGCATTTATCATGTACCAAGTCAGGTTATCGGTGTCCACAGACATAACGCCAGTGGATTCTGTTTTCACACATTCAGGCAGAACGGCTTGCAGTTCTTGAGCAATTACGCCAAGTTGAACACCTTGCTTTTTAATGGCTTGGTCTTTTGGCAGTTCTGTAATTTCATCTTCTGTACGATATTCAAAATTGCGGACTTGAATTTGCGTGAGCTTTTCTAAGCCAACATCATTGTTGACGATGTTTTTCTTGAGCCGTTGGTCAGAAGTGGTTGACCAAGTAGATGAATTGTTGCCTTGATAAATGCCACCGCCACCTGCCCATATAAAGCCTGTAGAACCACCTTTTCCTGTGGCGGCATTAGTTGAAAGAACAAGACAATAGTTATCTGTACCAGCGTTCAAAGCCGCCTCTTGTCCAATAAGCGTATTGTATGCACCAGTAGTTAATGAAGACCCATAATAACCAGCGGCAAAACCAACCAAAGTATTACGATATCCAGTTGTAAGCGAATATCCTGCTTGAAGGCCAACAGCGGTGTTGTTGCCGCCTGTTGTAGTTGAAGTAAGCGCAGTATGACCAAAAGCGGTATTACTTCCACCAGAACTATTTGCTTGCAAAGAAGCATGACCCATTGCGGTATTGGAATTTCCTGTATTTGCATACAAAGATTGATAACCAAAAGCGCAATTAGAACTAGCAGTTGTTGTTGAATATAAGGCTTGGTATCCAAATGCGTAGTTGTAACTACCTGTAGTGTTATTAATGAGTGTTGCTACTCCGACCCCCACGTTGTAAGAACCAGTTGTATTTTGGGCTATTGAGCCACCACCAACTGCCGTGTTATTAGAGCCAGTTGTATTTTTTTGTAAAGAAGCTAAATCGTTTGCATCTCTACCACCAAGAGCCGTGTTATATGTACCAGTTGTGTTTGCGGTTAAAGCAGTAAATCCAACAGCCGTATTATTAGATGCTGTATTTGCTGCCAATGCAGAACTTCCAACTGCTGTAATATTGCTTCCAGTAACATTGTTGTACAAGGTTTGGTAAGCACCAACTGCCGTGTTATTAGCACCAGTTGTGTTAAGTCCCATTGCCTGTCTGCCAATGGCAACATTTTCACTACCACTTGTATTTGATGCTAAAACATTAATACCACCAATAGCAACATTGTTATCACCCGTACTTGAGCCACTTAAAGCGTCTTTTCCAATGGCAACGCAATAAGTTCCAGATGCTGTAGCCCCAGCACCATATCCATAAGCAGTTAAAAATGGTGTTCCACCGCTTGTAGTTTGCTTTCCATACACAGTACCCAATGCAGTAGGCGTAGCGGCAGAAGCACCAGAAGACGCAATCGTAATTGCACCAGATGCATTGGTAATCGTAATATTTGAACCCGCAGTTAAAGTTGTGCGAGTAAAGCCTGTTCCATTACCAATATCTAAAGCACCATTGGTAGGGGTTGTTGTCAACCCTGTACCACCATTGGCTACTGGCAAAGTTCCTGTAACACCTGTGCTTAAAGGCAAGCCTGTTGCATTTGTTAGAGTAGCACTTGCAGGAGTACCCAAGACAGGGGCAACAAGAGTCAATGCTGTGCCGTTAGTGGTAGCACCTGTGATGCCACCAAATGCACCTGCATTGTTATACTGAACTTGAGTAGTTGAACCGCCTGGTGTACCGCCACTGCCTGAAGCTGCAATCGTTATAGAGCCATTACCATTTGTAATGGTTACACCAGAACCCGCTGTTAGGGCGGCTTTGGTTAGAGTGTTGCCAGTAGAGTTACCGATCAATAACTGACCATCTGTGTAAGAAGTCTGGCCTGTACCACCATTGGCAACAGGAAGTGTTCCTGTCACACCAGTAGAAAGAGGCAAACCAGTTGCATTGGTCAGGGTTGCGCTTGTTGGTGTTCCAAGGATAGGAGTTACCAAGGTAGGTGAAGTTGCAAAGACATTAGCACCTGTTCCTGTTTCATCAGTTAAAGCACCAAGCAATTGGGCAGAAGTAAATGAACCTAATGAGGTAGCATTGCCAACTGAAGTAACCGCACCAGTAAGGTTTGCGTTAGTTGTTACATTACCAGCAGTTAAACCAGAGGCAGTACCTGTGATATTTGTTCCCACCAAAGCAGATGGAGTGCCTAAAGCGGGAGTAACCAAGGTAGGGCTTGTTGACAACACGACATTTCCAGTACCTGTAGAAGACGTTACCCCTGTACCGCCATTGGCTACCGCAAGAGTGCCAGTAATGTCGGCAGTAGAAAGGCTTACTGCATCCCATGATGCGTTTGTGCCATCGGTCTGAAGATACTTGTTTGCATTACCTGTTTGACTAGGCAAAAGGTTGTTTAAAGCACCAACTGCTGTAGAAGCACCTGTACCGCCATCAGCAACCGCTAGATCAGTAATGCCTGTGATCGTGCCACCCGTGATGGTTGCACTAGAAGATGTGAGTGGGCCAGTAACACCCGCAGTAGCTGTCACAGCACCCGTCAATGTCGATGTACCCGTTACCGCCAAAGTCGTACTAGCGGTGATTGCTTTAGCCGCCAAGGTTGTGTTATTGACTGTGGCAATTCCTGTAGCCGCACCAAGGTTCACAGCAGTAGCCGCACCACCCAGATTTAAGGTAGTTGTAGTTGTGTTAAATGCCGCCTGAGTTGCCGCACCCACCAATGCACCCGCCAAAGTTGTTGTGCCTGAAGCCGCTAGGGTTGTAAAAGCACCTGCTGCTGGGGTAGTCCCACCAATAGCCGCACCATCAATCGTACCGCCAGTAATTGCGGCAGAAGAGTTATCTGTCTTAGTTGCAACAGCAGTAGCAATGTTGTTGTACTCAGTATCAATCTCAGTTCCTTTGACAATCTTTAGTGGATTGCCTGGCGAGAGATTATCTTTGGTTGCAAAGTTAGTGGTTTTGGTGTAATTACTCATGGTTTACCTCTTAGCCTAATTTGCCATCTTTGGCTTGAATTTCAATCTTTTGAAGAGACAACGCAACATTATTGATTGTTGTCTCATACCCTGTTTGAACAATCTTTCCCGCACCAGAACCATTGGCTCTTAATGTCTTAATTGGTACGCCAGATGTGTACTCAGCTACTCCATATTCAGCAATTCCATACTCATAGCTTACTTGCGTGGGGATATAAATGTTTTGTGCTTGATAAGCACCTGAGTAATCAAAGCCCCACTTGATCGTTAAATACTGGTTTGAACCACCAATCACAATGGCTGAAATTGTCTTCAAAATAGAAATTTGATTTGGATTTCCAAGGTCAGCATTGTTTGTATAGTACGCAAATCGGTATGTCGATGTGTCATCTAAATAGCCAGAATATTTACCAATATATCCAGTTTTACCAATGTACAAATCACCATTTCTAAGTGACCTTAAAGATGTTGGTGCAATTGAGTCCCACTTAGTAACCCTAGATGCACCATCTTGCAAACTTTGTTTGGTATCAAAACAATAAACTTGTGCGGTAGTCGGCAAAACAAGCAAATAAAAGGCTTCTTTTTCTGAGTAAACAGACTTCAGATTAGCCATTGTTTCGCTCACCAAAGACGAATTCAAATCAAAACGAACATTCTTAGACAAGTCTCTAAGTGGTGCAGACTTCTCTTGAATAGTCCTCATCAATGAGCGAACACCTGAGTCAGACAAGAAAATCACATCAGAACCAACGCTTTGAATCGTATCCCTTGCAATACACCCAATTGAGCCTACTGTGTCGCTTAGAACAAGAGATGCGGGTGTAGAAGCACCAGAATAAACAAGAATCTGCCTCTTACCAAAGATAAACAAGAAATCATTGTGCGCTGCCAAGCCCATCACTTCATCCGCACCATTAGGCCATACCCTAGAGACATCGAGTGATCCTGAAGTGCCACCAGACCATACATGACCCGCAATCAGATCAGAGAATGTAATGGTTACTTTGTCTGTTGAGGTGTTAGCTACCCACAAACGACCAAAAGCAGAGATGGCAATGTTTGCAGAAGGAACACTACCCGCATAACCTGTTTTCTCAGATACCCGTCTAAATGTAGATGTACTGACAGCAGGGTCATAAATGAGTGGATCGTGTCCTGTTTGGAAGAAGTAAGCAATACCATTCAATGAGGCAGTTTGCCAGTTAGATGCAGTAATAGTAGGAGCTGTTCCTCCACCACCATATGTCAACTCAGTCACCGCATTAGAACTACCAAGTTTAAATAACTTGTTATTACCAGCAAACAAAACAGTCAAAGTGCCATCGGTCTGGACTAACTCATGGATAACACCAACATCATTAGCACCAAGATTTCCAGAGGAAGAATTAACCCTTGTCCAACCTTTTCTAGCACCAATACGACCATACTGATCCAAGATGCAGTTAGTCGCAACCAAAGCAAAGCCAGCCCCTAAATCAAGGGGAGAATCTTCAGTATTCAGGCCATAAAAGCCTGGTGCTGAGAGACTATAACTTTGAAGTTGTTTAGACATTAGACGGGTTCAAAGTTATCTTCAATATAACGAGTGCTTTCCAACGCAATTGCATCAGAGAGCATTCCCCTAAAGAGTGCATAGGCTTCGGAAGAGGCAGTTCCTCCATCCTCACCACGCTCAATCAAAGCACGAGCATAAGCACTCTGAGCAACTAAGTAATCTAATACTTTGACAGATGTTCCATCTGAAGATAAAGCAGCTTGTGGAACAACCAGATCAAACAAAATAGTGTAAACACCATCAGGAACAGGAAATAACTCTACTTTGGTATCTCCACTAGCATCTACACCACTAAAGGTAAATTCTGAAGGAATAGAAGTTGCGGGTGTAGCAAAGTT